CGGCCTCTCGGTACATATCGCCGTTGCACATGCTTTTTGCGTGCCAGCGCAGCCGTGCAATCAGTTCTTTTCGTTCGGTCATTTGGTGTCCTTTGAGGGGCCTTCGCTGCCTCGGATTTGGTGCCGTTTAAGTGCGGCCACAGTCACCGGCACGATAGGTTCGACCAGCTCCAGCATGGCCTGGGCATAAACCCGGATCTCGTATTGGCTGTGCTCATGCAGGCGCAGCCTCAGGAAGTGGGCCAGGTTATGGAGGTCGACTGTGGCGAACATGTGGCTGTATGCGTTCACTGGCAGCACGCCCCGAGCCAATTCCCGGGGACAGCCCTTGGCAATCAAGTCGTTGTAGGTCCAGAACGAGGACGCGCATGCATCAAGTATCGACTCTTGGATGTCCGCAGCAAGTGGGTGCTCCATGTCGGTGCGCATCTGCTTGTTCGACGTACTCTGCGTGGTGATCTGCGACACGTCAGGCACATAGAACTCTTCAGGCAGCACAGAGTAGCGAGCACTCACTTCGTTGAAGCTCCATGTGCGGTGGCGGTGCCACTGACGGAACACAAAGATGGGTGCCTTGATGTCGAAGGTGAACTGCACGGACTCCAAGGGGCTGGTGTGGCGGTTCTTAACCAGATAGTCGATGAGCTTGGCGTCTTTACCGTCATCGTCGCCGCTACGCCACTCTGCATCATAGGACACACGAGCGTTCCTGACAATGGACAGGTCTGACCCCATGTGCTCGACAAGCCGAACGTGGCCATGATTGAGTACCTTTATAGATTGGTTCATATTATCTTCCATTCATGAAATATTCTGGTACTGATTTTGAACGAGATCCAGGAGTGTGTTTACGCATAGACCGTGCAATTACCCACTCTTTGACATTTCCCTAAGAGTCCACTCAATATACTGATCGCTGTGGGAACCGTCCAATTCAGCAATCACCTCCGGGGATGTACGTCGCTTTCCATCCCTCAGCAGTACCTCAATAAGCTGCTTGGCAGAATTTGAGGGTTTTTCTGAACGAATAGCGGGTGTAACGGTTGGTTCCAGCCCCAGGGGGTGAACCCCGTTAGCAAAGGTAGTTTTACAGTTATGAAAGCTACGGCTGACCTTTGGTAAGGGGTCTAAATATATGGAATCAGATCTTAGCATAAGCACTCCATTTCCCGGGGTAGGGGTCTTTGGGTAAGTTAATCCTATATCCTGTGGACTTATAAAGCCTATGTTGCTCTGACCCCTCACGATGTGGCGCCTCTGGTGGGGTTTTGTAGATTTCTTTGGCCGGCTTTAACCTTTCCTTGGCCAGCTCCTTGGACCTGCTCATGGTAATCTCCTAATTGCTTTATAAACTCAGCCCAGCTATTATCCCTAGATTTTAAGAAATTAATTAGGGACCTCTCCTTAGCCAGCCCTGGTGACATCCCCGTTTCAAGTAATTCTCCGTCCTGTGGGTTAAACACCATCACCTGAGAACCCAGGGAGACCATTACCAACCCGACACCGCCTGAGCTTACCCAGTCATTTAGCCAGTCTATCTGCCCTGGACGGAACTTGGTTTTGAGGGTGTGGACCCCCTGGAACTCCTTAAGCTCTATGGCATATGGAACCCCTTTAGCACAACCCAGGATGTCAGGGATTCCTGGGGTAAACCTATCACATATCTTCTGGAACTTACCGAGCTTTTTTAGGGCTGGTTTAAGGTGTTCCCACAAGGTAGTCTCTTTCATAGTTTCAAAAAAGCCCCTCGAAAGGGGCTAAGTTCAGTTTAGGCCTTAGCCGTAAGAACCTTTTTAATATTAGCCAGTTCTCGAGAGCCGTCCTTCCAGAACCATCCATGTTGGCCTTCGGGTTTGGTTACCTCCTCAGCCGTACGCAGCTTGCGACGCACCACTGCTGGCCTGAGGTTGAACTCAACCGCCAGGGCGTCGAGCCCAACAAAACCTTCTGGAACTACGCGGGGACCGAACTTGCCCTTAGGCTTTTCAGTGGCCTCTGCCTTAACCTTGGGAACCTTTGGTGCTTTTTCCGCGGGTTCTTTGACTGATTTCTTAAAAAGTGCCATATCATACTCCTGTGTTTCGTTGAATAAATCGAGATCATCAAACAATCCCGATGGGTCCATTATATCTGCATTCTCATCTTCGGATGATCTAACCCTCATTTTTATGTCTCCTTAAAATTAATGAAACTAACTCCTGCTTGGTTTGAAGGGATTCAACCATCATCTCATCTATGGTCCCTTGGGCTACTAAGTGGACCAGGGAAACCGACCCGCCCCTCCTAGAAATAATGCGTGCCTTGGCCTGCTCATAATCAATAAAGCTAGTAGTGGTTGAATAAAAAATTCCGGTATTAGCTCGGCTAAGGTCAATGGCAATTCCCCCTGCGCGGATCTGAACCACAGAGGTATTGGTTATCCCGGACTGAAAACCCCTCTTAGATTGATCCCTATCACTGGGTGACATACCGCCTGCTATGAAGCTGTGTGTTCGTTCCATATCTTTCATCAATTTCAGGATGGACATCATCTCGAATCTAAACCTACAGAAAATTACCAGTGGCTCATCCAGGGGATACTCGCTAACTAGCTCCCGCAGGGCCTTTATTCGGTCCATGCCCAGGGGTACATTCTCCAGCCTGTCTTCGGGGTCCAGGACTGGTAAAAAGCCGCCTGTAATCTGCTGAAGCCTTAGTACCTGGGTCAGGATAATCTCGGCTACCACCCTCTCCTCGCCAGTTGTGGACAGCACCAAGGTCTTGAGATGATTCTCCATCTCCACATAATGCTTTAATGCGGGGTTGGTCAACGGGAAGTGGATAGTTTGATACTGCTCCAGTGGAAAACCCCCGGCTTCCTCTCGGGTCATCTGAAAAGCCACAGAAGATATTTTCTCATGGAGCTCATCCAGGTTTTTAAAGGTCTTGGGTTTATGGCCACCAAACCCATAGGTCTCTACATACCTTTCCAAGAACCCATCAGGGCCGCCAAAGCGGCCAGCCTTCCAGCGTTCCCCGAATATCTTGGGGTCTAGGAATTTGTATTGTGAGAAGGCATCTGTGGGGGTCGAAAGGAAAGTCCCAGTCATGATGCATCGGTAGGAGGCTCGCTTCCCAAGGGTGTGTAAGACCCGGCTTTGTTTGGCAGCCCGATTCTTAAATTTATGGGCTTCATCAACAATCACCATTTCAGGATTAGTTTTATATATCAGCTTTTTGAGTCGGATAATAGCTTCCGGGTTAATTATGAGGATATTTAGTAACCCGGACCTAAAGCCACGAATTAGGGCCTTTCGTTCTTCTGCCTTTCCCTCTACCACCGTTACATCATGTGGGACTGCCAAGGTATCCTGCAGTTCAGTCTTCCATACATCTTTAGCAATAGAGGGACAGATAATAACCACATTGAACACCTGACCTTTAAGGTGCCTGTAGCCCATAATGGAGATGGCTATGCGGGTTTTCCCCAACCGGGGTGCCATGAGCAAAGCAATATTTTCCTGATTGATTCCCTGATTCACCGCTTTAAGCTGGTAGGGTCTTAAGGGTTGTTTAATCCCAAACCTGGTTTGATATAGCTTCTTAAGGTTTTTCAATGTGTCTCCAGTTCTTGCCATTTCTGATAAGTGAGATGGATCCATTAGACACCCCATACTCCTCAGAAATTATTCTTAATAACCTTTTGTCTTGTTTAATTTTGATTATCTGCTCTTGATTTAATTTAGCACAAGGGTTCTTTTCCCCTTTGATGTTATTAGAAAATTTTATTTTCCTAGCCGGGTTAGCCTCCCCCAGGATTCTTTTATTTTTTGGGCCAGCCTTTGCTTATTCTCATTAGGCCAACGAAACCCAGTGCTGCTGGGTCCTCCGCTAGCCCGATTACAGGAGGGATTAAAGAAGGCTATCAGCTCTTTTTCACGTTTCCAGGCCTTTTCCTGATCCATGAATTGGGAGACGATCAACACCGAATAACCTCCTAAGGCCTGATTTTCCCAGGTGTCTTTTCTATGGTGCCTACTGTTAGCTCGTCTTAAACTTCCGCAACCTACGTAGAAGACACCCGTCTCATTGATATGGAGGTAGGTGTAAAGCGGTCTCATTTTGTCAAGGCCTCCCTGATGGCCTCAGCAGCCTCACGGTTGGGCCATTCCCACTTCCCTGAGGGTTTCTCCACTTTTTTATTTCGAAGCGTCTTACGGGCCTCTGAGGGGTCTATTCCCAGCTCTTTACACAGCTCAGCCAAAGAATACCCGCCAGATACACGTTCCTTCTTAGCCTTGCTTGGGACCTGGACGAGCTTTTCAGCTACCTTCTTATCAGGCCTCGGACCAGGCTCCAGGGACAGTATGATGGATAGCTCTTCGGCTGCCTGCTCAGACTTGGTAAGGAGTGAGTCATGGTACTTCTTGAAAGCCAAGATTGGGTCATACGAATGTGGTGTCAGCTGCCAGTGGATGTCTGCATGGGTGACATGGTAGGCATCATCAGAGAAGTTCAGCTTTACCACCTCAATGGTACCTGACTCCATGGTCAGAAAAACCCCTTTACCTTTAACATCCCTCAGCCACAGGTAGGTGTGGGTCCGGTCCCGCATGTAGACTACGGGGCGAAAATTCAGTTCCATTTACATCTCCTTAAAAAAGCCTAGATCCCATTCTAATCTGAGAAGCTTGTGTAATCGAGATCTGCTCGTAAGAAAAAGTGTCCACTGGTTTCCAGTGAGCCCGGGAGAGGTTCTCGGCTGTCGGGGTCACCCTGGTGAACCTCTCCAAACTAACCCTCTGTGGTCCTAAAACCATGCGATGTTTTACCCCGTTCAGGTCTTTGGTAAGGTGCCCGTATTTGTCCTTGACCCACCCCACTAGGGATAGGGCATAAGCCACCTCAGTTGAGGTCATGTGTCTCATTTCGGTTTCCTTTGCTGTATGCGTTCACGGTTAATAAGGAAGGCTTCAGGCGGCGGTATCCAGTCGCTCAGCCAGATGTCAGGGACTATCACGGTAGGGGTAGTCAGGTGCTTGGGTTTAAAGCCCCTGAGGGTCATTTCAGCCACCAGCTGGCCAAACCGCTGACGGCAGAAGCCAAGCCTGGAGTAAAAGAATTTTACATGTCCTTTACCCAGTGTGTAGCAATCAGGGGTTTCCACATCCTGACGGTCCCAGGCCTTTTCAGCCAGTTTGAAAACCCGTGGCAGCTCCCGGTATTCAGCCATCAGGTGTTTCATGTGAAGTTCCCCTGGTGGCACTACGTTTATGCGAGTCATTTGTTGAACTTGTCGTAGGCGTTACGGGCAGACAGTGGGTTAATCCCTACCAGGGCCGCGGTGTGCTTGATGGCGACCCGTGTTGCTGTGGGATGGGACGTCATTACCATTTGAACAGCTTTGACCCCCGAAATTTTCTCAGCCACTGCCCTGGACATAATCTCCTCAAACATGGCCAGCAGTGTGGGGTCCACCTTAGTGGAATCAATCTTGAAGGCCTTTGAGTTCCTGACTCCATCCATAGTGACCTTCTCAGCCATCAGGCTGGCGGGGCTAACTGCGGGGCCTGAGTCAGCCAGGACGGCTGCTGCAACAGCGTCCAGGTCTTCTTGGGTGAATTCTGTGGGGTTTTGAGGACCTGTATTTGATTCATCGATCTCGGCTTGGGTGGGGTCTTCAGAGCCGATTTCATCAGCCAGAACCTGGGAGGCCCCGGTGTTCAGGGGCTGACCGATGGCGTTTTTGATGATCAGTTGCTCAGCTTCAGTAGTAGCAGAGAAGGCGGCCAGTTGTTCAGTAGTGTGTGTCATTTCAGTTTCTCCAGTGGGTTGTTGATAGTTCAATAATATCAAGATCTTGGTGAATCTCAGGGAATACACCAAGATTGTTACAATTTATCCAAGCTTCTTTGTGGGTGCCAGGTTTAGGCCAGACCCAAAGGTTCGACCAGCGGAATAGGCGTCTCCACGAACACTGGTAGAGGCCCTTGATTTACTGACCTTTAATTGTACCCCGGCATTCTGGATAAACAGGGCATTAGCGGCGTTTTCTGAGGCCCTTAGGTTTACTAGAACCAGGGACATAGAGCTAGAAACCCCTTCGATTTGGCTGGAGGTCATCAGCTCGTTAACGCGTTCCTGGATCTTGAAGGCAGCCCCAGTGGCGAAGGACCTCCTCCAGGTGGCGTTTTCCCCGGCCTGACGCATGGCCCTGTTAGACTCCCGACGGATGGATTCAATCAGGATACGGGAAACCTCCTCAGCTGTGGCCGCGTTAGATTCCTTCCCGACGAAGGTATGACGGGCCTGGTCCTTACCCAGTCGGGTGAAATAATACTTACAGAAGAACAGCTTGCTAACTGCACCTGCCACAGTCACTGCCCAGGGGCGTGCATAAAACTCACCAGCTACCGATTGTCTGGATTCCTGAGGACCGACAGGCTTGCCTTCCACATCATTCATGTCCAGGTTGTACTTAGCCATGATGGCATAAGACATTCGGAGGGCGTTTTCCCGTTCCCCATCAGATGCGGCCGGGTCATTGGCCAGAGCCATCATTTTCTTTACGCGGTTGATAATTTTGTCAGTCATGTTAAGCTCCGGGTTGGTTGATGAGCCAATTCTACCAAGACCTTGACCAAACCGTGAACTACCTTGAAAAAAATTTCAAGACAACAAAAAACCCGCCGAAGCGGGTCCCTTGGTTGGGTAAAGGTTAGACGGCCGTCAGGTCGCTCTCTTCCAACTCCCACTCCTCCGTGTTCTTCCCAGAACCCGTGGCCACTGTATAGGAACCGTCCTCAATGGACAAGATGGTCCCGGTCTGGTCCTCGCCCTCATCATCGGTAAATTTCACCTTGTCCCCCACGGACAGGCCAGCTTTCTTTTTCTTCTTGGATTTGGGTGGCTCTTCCGCGGCTGGCTCTTCTTCAGGTTCCGGGGCAGGCTTAGTAGCCTTGGCCTTCGGATCGGGTTTAGAAGGCTTGGCTGCTGGGGTTTCATCACTGTTCACCTCGTCGGCCGAGAAGAATTCCACGGGGCGGGCTTTGGTCTTACCCTGGTACGTTTCATGGGCAATGGAAGCCCCACAAGTTTCCCCGATCATGTCGGCAGGGTCGAGGTCCATCCGCCCTTGTGGAACATCGAAGCCCAAGGCTTCCAGCAGGCCGCGGAGGTTAAACAGAGCCTGTGGCTGCAGGCTGCAATTATGGTAAACTTTTTTGCCTTTGAAAGTTCCTTCGGCCACTTTGAAACAGATGGACAGGTAGTCCGCCCCACTGTTATCGCTGGTCTTCTGCTCGACTTCATCGACAGTCAGCAGGTAATCCCCCTCTTCGATAGTTTGCTGTGTTTCGGTTTCACTGAAGTCCACAGCAATTGTGGATTTCTTGGGTGCACGTGATTTGGTAGCCATGGCTTATTTCCTTTTCAACTTACTGGTTACAGGTACCGGCTTTGGTTCCGGTGGTTTAAATTCCCCCTTCATCAAGGAGACAAAAGCATTATAGCTTGGGTCCTCGATGACGTCGGGGGTATATCCGCCTTTGGGCTGACGAACCTTAGTGGTGTAATATGCATGGGGACCAACCCGCATACAGTATTCCACCCTTCGCTCTATCTTTCCACCCTCTAGCTTTTCATGGGCCTCCCTTACGAAAGTATTGCCGATGATCTTCACTGCCGCAGTTAGCACACTGGCTACTGACGGCATCATTCTGGGACCCACTGAAGGCATCAGTTCCCCCCCTTCTCCCTCCTCTCCCTCGTTAGTTCTGTCATGGGCCAGGAAGACCACATTGATTCCGTTGTCTACCAGGTCCCGATAGTTAATAATCCAGGTCTTCAGGCGCCCCGCAGCGGCCCCAAAGTCCCTCATGGATATAGCTGACCCCTCGTCTTTACCGTTCTCTTTTAAAGCGGCGATTAAGGCGAAGTCCTGGAGCTGGGAGACAGCATCAATGACGACAGTCTTGTACTTGTTCTCCTTTGATTGGAGGAACCAATATACCTGCTCGAACTGATCCCACTCCTCAATGGACAGCGTGTCCACATCTTCCATGTCAGAGATAGAGTCAGTCCCTTTCTCCCGGATGTCCAGGTGGAGCAGTGGTTTAGGGAATGTGGCCGCCACTGTGGTCTTCCCCGTCCCCGCCTTCCCGTAGAACAGCGCTGCCAACACTAAACCTAAGCTTGTCACAGGTTTAATCCGATCAGTGATATTCGAGAACTTAGAATTATTCTTCAGCGGTGGTGGGCTCGACAGCTTCTTCTTTAGCATCAATTTTCTCCTTGGTGGTGTATTCTGCCTGGCGGATAAACTCTGAGTCAAGACCGCGTACTTCCGCCTGACAGAGTGAATAGTACGAACAAAAGTTGCAATCCCTGGTAAGTGTCCTTACCGTGGAAGTCGGACCTCGGCTATGTATCTCCTTAATACTAGATAATAGGTCTTTAACTACCACTCCGACCATTTCTGGGTTTGGTTTTGGAAGGTATATCCGTCGAAAGAATTTAGATTCCCTTCCTTTCAATGTAGAAGCGAATTCCTCATATTCTGGCCTGGCTTCCACCCCTAGTAACCTATCCACTGCCTCCATATAAACATCATAGGTGGTGTCTATGGACTTGGCTTTGGATAACTGACCAGACTTTAATAACTCTGGAACTGTGGGTGACTTTTTCTTTATATAATTCCAAATCACCCCGTCTGGTGTGGGATACCCCAGTTGGGGAACCAACCAACAGTAGGTCAATAGCTGGTAATCAGCAAACCGTGAGGATTCATCGGGTATAGATTTACAGGACTTCGTGTCCATAATCCAGTTTCTCCCCTCCTGATCCTGGGGGAAGGCGTCGACATACCCAACAAACTTTGAATAGTTATCAAGGTCTACGAAAATGGGTATCTCACTACGAATCCCCCTCCTTCTAAGGGGGTAAGTCAATCCGTCATTTTCATAATACTTGAAATAGGAGGACATAATCCCCTCCAACTCCGTGGGGAGGTCACCCAATTCAGCTTTCTCTTCAGTGAAGAGGTTATTAAATTCTTCCCTAAATTGGTTCAGGGGAATTTGCGGATCTCTATTCTCGGTATATTCCTCAATCACCGAGTGTATGGCGGAGCCTATTAATAACGGTAAACCCTTCTTTCTCTTATCTAATCCTTGGTAGTATTTATAGTGGTGAGCCATCTGGCAGCGTCTCCACAGCTTTATACGGGAGAAGCTGTACTTCTGAACGGGTTCAAATTCTAATTTAATTTTCATGATTATTCCTGGTTATTAAGTTTGCCCACCAAGTTTTACGGGCTTCACTCATTTTGGATTTGGTTTCTACACTCAAAGTTTTCCCTTTATTAGCCTTGCTTATTTTCACTTTGGTCTCTTCGCTAACTACGCGCTTTCTCTGCGCTATACCCATCCTTTCTCGTGTTTCTTGACTAAAGATTCGGCCTTTTGCCGCTTCACTCATTTTTAGTTTAGTTTCAGAGGTATGGGTACGACCTTCTAATCCGCGGTTTCCCATTGAGGAAAGGCTCATTTTCTTCCTGGTCTCGACACTATGTGTGCGACCAAGCCAGTTAGTATTGCCACGATGTGCTTCACCAATCCTTGCCCTGGTTTCAGCACTGGGAACCCAACCTGAAGCACCCTCTCCACCATCCGTTAGGTTTACTAATTTTATACCTGACCCCTTATACTCATCAATCAACTTAACTTCTTGGGAGAAGGCTTCTTCTTCACTAACATGGTAGGAGTGGATATGGACTAGGCGTCCATGTTTAGCAACAATACCTAACCAGTGTTGATTCCTCCCCCGAGGACTCCAAGCTCGTTTCTTCTGGCCTTTACCAACATAGAAGATCTCTCCAGTGTCAAGCCTGATGTGAATATAGACATAGAACATAGTGCACCTTATCAGTGGGCTATCAAATGAAGTTGGGGAAGGAGTTGATAAGGCTCCGTATCGGGCTGCAGGCCCTATCCCCGAGCCCATTATATTCCAGGTTTCCATACTTTACCCAGCCCCCAGTCACCCACCTCAATATCAGCCACTAGGGGGACGGTCAGATTAATTCCGAAGTCCTCCAGCAGTTTTGGTTTTTCCATGGCAGCCTTAATGATTGGTAAGTTCCTTTCAAGAGTATCCGTCTTGACCCAAAGTAATATCGAGTCATGGACTTCTCCCTTGATAATGGCTTGGTCATGGGGAATTTTATTATGTATCTCCACCATAGCCATGGCCTTAAGGTCCCCGGAACCCCAACCCTGTACAGGGCTATTAATTGCCTGCCTTTCGGCTTCAGCCTGAACTCCTCTCTCACTACTGTTGATCCCCGGGAGGTGCCTAATACGACCAGACAGTGAGGTTACCTGAGCAAAAGCTCGAACTATCCTACGCTGGCGCTCATGCCATTTTGGTAGGGCTGAGTAGGTTTCGAAGAAGCGATTTCTGAAGTCCTTTGATTGCTGGTCGGTCAGTATTACTCCATAGTTATCTCGTGCATAGATATTAAACTTAGCGGCTGACATGGAATAAAGGAACCCAAAATTAGTGGCCTTCGCCATCTTGCGTTCCTCTTTAGTAAGCTGGTCTATGGCTTTACCTAGGATGGCTGAGGCAGTCATACTGTGGATGTCACCCCCCGTTTGAAATACCATTTTCATTCGGTGATCATCCGCCAGCATAGCGGCTATCCGAAGCTCGATTTGTGAGAAGTCAGCACAAACGAAAGACCAACCGTCAGGTGCCCCGATGAGGCTACGAATCATGGTATTCCGTGGAACCTGGTGCAACCTTGATGCCCATCGTCCGGTTACAGTCCCATGGATTTTAGTAGAGATGAACAGGTGGTTCTTGTGCATCAAGGACGACCAGCCGTCCACGTATGTGGAGAGGTTCTTATCCACCCCGCGGAACTCCATCAGCAGCTTGGGCAATTCATGCTCATGCTGCAGACGCAGAAGGACTGACTCCCCAGTGCTGGGAGACCCGCCAGCTGTCTTCTCCAAGATTGGTAACCCGAGCTTGTCATAGAACAGCTTACCAACCTGAGCTGGGGAGTTCCAGTTAACCTCTTCTCCAGCCAGTCGCTGCATTTCCCCCAGCAGGTACGTTCGTTGCTTATTTAGCTGCTCACGAACCTGGGTCAGGCGTTTGGTATTGATGAAGTGCCCACTGGCTTCCACATCCTCAAGCATCCGAGCCGCGGGCATCACCAGTTTGTAGAACAGTCGGCTCTGGGTTTTATCCGCAATCAAACGCTTCTTGAAAATGTAATAAAGCTGGCGGGTGTAGAAGGTATCAAAGCACCCGTACTTGTAGAATGGTTCCAGGTCCCCAAGACCAAGCTTAGTCTTCAGGTCCACATCATAAGACGGGGCATTGCAGAACTCGGAGGCCAGTTCTTTTAACCCATGTGGGCTATTCTCATCCAGTATGTGGTGGGCCAGCATTGTGTCAAAGCGAAGGTGGAACTTACGCCCGTACTTTTTCTTAATCCATCGGTTATCGAATTTGAAATTCTGACCCACAATAATCTTGCCCTCAGACAGATCCAGGATGGTATCCATAAACTGCTGGCGAAGTTCAGGCTTACCCCTCCAAGGGCTATCCCTAACCATCAGGGGCAAGGCCCAGTTCTTATCAGTCGAGTCCAGTGAGAACTGTATGGAATTAATCTCCCCCTCAGGTACTTCGCAGTCAAGGCCAGTGGTTTCTATATCCACTGCTACTACCTCTGACCTTTCAAATTCGTCGATGAACTGGTTCCACTGCTCCATGGTCCGAATGACCTCCCAGTGCATATCCTCAGTTGTGGACTCATCCCCGCGGGTAATGAACCCGAACTTAACCAGGTCTCTTCTGAGCCCTGGCAACCGGGCCGGGTCTCGTAATGCCACATTCGGGGAGAAGGATGGAACCACTTTGATTCCCTGATAATCGAAGGCCTGCCCGTGTAGCTCAGTAATCTTGGACTTCTTAGACAGGGACTTCAGGGCTGTGGCCCCTAAGGTCAAAATAAACTCAGGCTTAACCTGGGCTATCTCCAGGTCCAGATACGGCTTGCAGGCCTTTAGCGAGGCTGTAGATGGGGCGCTACCGTCATGCGTGGGGCACTTCACCACGTTAGTGAAATAACACTTCCTGGGCTCTACTCCGGCTTCCTTAAGGAGCTCTAGGAGCATCTTCCCACCACGTCCTCCCATATTAGCCACCTGGGATGGCATCTCCCCGACCACCATAATAGAGGCCCCTTCGGGCCCTTCTCCCCACCGACAGGGGTGCTCGGCCGATTCCCAGTTTGGGCACAGCTGACAGTCTGAATTCCTTCCGGTTTTGATTATTCGCTTAGCTACCATGTTAATCCTATGGGGTTTTGGAAATGGGATACTTTAATACCACCGGATTCTAACATCTCCAGCCCGGTGGTAATTCGGTAGGGATGCGCATAGACCACGCGGGCCATCCCCGTATTAAGGATAAGCCCAGCGCAGGCCTGGCAGGGGGCGTGTGTCACGTACAACGTAGACCCCTCGAGTCGAACCCCGTGCCTGGCCGCGAAGGAGATGAGCCCCTGCTCAGCGTGAACCGTGTTTGTGCAAGGTTTATGCGCATTGCAGGTATGCACATCACAGTGTGGAAGCCCGGACGGAGCCCCGTTGTAACCTGACCCCAGCAACCGCCCATCTCGAGCAGCCACTGCACCGACCTGGAGCCTTAGACATGTGGATCTCATGGCCGTAATCCCCGCCATGGCCATAAGCATTTGATCCCGGCTCAGCCGCATATCGGTCCCAGAAAGGATAGGAAAGTTGGAAAGCGAGGGGCGTCCTTAGACCCGATAGGGAAATATTTAAATTTTAAGAACAAGCCCATGTGAGCCCCTCGGTTATCCCAGATCTTTTGACGAAGGAGGTCGTCCATACCTGACCCCACACTGAACTCCACTCCTTCAAATGGCCCAGTCAGTCCCCTGACCTTGAGCGATCCCAGTGTAGCCTTACCCACCATCCCGGCCTTGTGATTACTCCGCTCGGCCCTTCCTAGCGCGTCCCTGGTCAGCTCATTGTTATTATGTAGCTGTTCCTCAAACCCGATAATAACTGCAGCGTCTTCGTCGAACCTCTTTAGCTTCATGAGGATGTTATCCCGAAGGGTAGACCTGCCGTGCTTGTATACTCCATGTAAGTCCCTGAGCATTACCCCTTCGTAGCCCTCATCCAGCCACCCTGTTTCAATCCTCAGTAAATCAGCCTCCGACCTGACCTCCCGATGCGGAACCACCGAGATATGCTTGGAATGCTTAAGAGACCCTAGCCGATCTAGGAACCCACCGGGGTGTAGGAAGTTATCAAAGACATGGAATTTCACCTTAGGTGGGATACCAGTGTGAGACATCACCCCAGAGGTTGTGTTTCTAAAGGCTGCCTTATCCGTGGGGTCTCCACAGATGAGTTCCCCATCCCACCCGTTTATCTCGGGGCGGCCGAACAGTGCTTGAACCGTCGGATTAGGGATAGGTTTCATGTTCCTGGAGACCAGTTCCCCATCGATAACCAGGGCTCTTATTCCATCCAGCTTCGGGCTAGCCAGGAGGGGAAATTTGAGCTTAGAGGTATCAGTAACAGTCGCAGATAAAAGTGGTTTCATATTTGGTGCCAGTTTCCACGGAAGCAATGAAAGCTTGTGATGTGGGTTGTTAATGTTCCCGGCTGAATGTCCAGCCAGTCCTGGTTGATAGCCCGGGCCTCATCTAAGACCCACAGCAAGAGCCTGACGGCCATGTAAAGATCATTCTTCCAGTGGTTAACAAGATCTACGCTGCGAAGGTAGTATATCACATGAAGCTTGTTATCGCGGACTATGAAATGCCATCCCAAGGAGCACGGGGCACGGTCCTTGTGGACTACCCCCGTATCTTCTGGGAACCACATCGGGAGGTAGGCCTGCCGGGTATCAGGCTCTCGAACCAGCAGGTCTACCACATCACCCAGGTCACCGTAGCTATAGAGAATGCCCTTATGTGGAGACCCCGGAGGTTCCCAAGTATCTGGAGCTAATTCGGCGGGCGGTACTTTCCGAGCGTACTTAGGCCAGAGTCGTTCTTGGTAATTGTGATTGAAGGTGCCATCGGGGAGTCGGAAACTGTCGGCCCCTTTGCCCATTCTCCACTTCGACCACTGGAGCCCTGGGTTCAAAGGGTATCCACATACACGCTCTTCGAAGTGATCATCAACCCAAGGGATGTCTGGCCCTATATCCCTTCGGTAGTAGGATAAAGACTCTGAAGGCAGATTCACCGTGCTGCTATGGTTGATCAGCTCATAGGTCTCCATGTCGGGTTTCCCAGCCACCGAGGTACCCTGCCAGCGGGCCGGTTTAATTAGCTTGGCCTCTGCTTTGAATTGCTGATGTACCGCAGTAATCAGATCTTTGAAGTTATTCGTCTTCATCATCGTCTTCCTCAATGGTTCCGGTTAACCCAATCAGCAGCTTTTTCAGCTCCGGGTCTGTTGTGCAGTGTTCCTTGTAATACTCAAACATCTTGACGCGAGTGCGATAAGAATAATTATGGGTATCATTAAAGAATTTCCGGGTGGCTAACCCAAAGGTTCTAAAAAACTTTGGGTCTTGGTCCCTAAGCTCTAGAAATACCTTGAGTGGCTCTGGCTCGTATCTCATCCAGATAGGGGCGAACACCGCCGACAAGTAGGTATTAGCAAACCTGAACCTTATAAACTTGGGGGGGTAATCCCCAAATAAGGGAACTAGCTTGTGCTTGAAAAATACCAGGTCGGCCAAGAATTTCTGGGTGATTTCCGTACTCCTATACTGTAGATCTACATGCCTACCTTGTGAGGTCTGGGTGACCACTGTACTCAACATACAGTGGCCTTGACTCCGGGAGTCTTTTACCCCTGCAGCCATTGAGACGGCCACACTACTATGGGGTTTAAACTTCCTAAGGCTCAGCTTCTCCAGCATGGCATCCATACCCTCCTGTGGCCAGTAGATACGCTCGAGCTGTCGACCTTTCATCTTGGTATAACCCAGGTCCTCATAGGTCAGCGTAGCGCTAATGAGCTCTCCCCAGGTCAGCGTGAAGGTCTGGTCGAAGGCCACCTTCCGAACCCCCGTTACCATCCCCGGGGCGCATGCCACTTGCCTGACGAAGGCTAGCCACTTAGTCAGCATGGCGCTGGCACCGTTCGAACCAGGGTGACTATCCCGTGGTTGACTGTGGCCTCAAACCACTCCACATCTTTATTAGCGAAGATAGTGCGAAGTTTATCCGTCAGGGGCAGTGGTTTTGGCATTCCATCGAGGAAAACCCAATTGCCTTTGCGGGTTACCTTAATCTTGACCATTTGCTCTCCTTTCGGCTGCCAGAATCAGGGCTGCGGAGGCATCAAATCGGGTCACAGGGCCGCTTAAAGCAGCCGAGTGGTCTGGCCCTACCCAGCCCGGGGGTTTTATTACGTCTAGTGGGCTGCCGCGTTTGCTGTCTGATCCGTCTGGTTTGGCCAATCGCTTGGTCATATTGGCCCGCTGAACCTCATCCCACAGCTTATCCCAGGGGAGACCCATCATGAGGGCAGTTCCCAGGGCCACGTAAACCAGGTCAACCAGGGCATCAGCGCAGCCTTCCAGGTCATCTTGCTCGTAGGACATTCCCAGCTCAGTTAGCTCTTCATTGAGGAACCTGATCCGGTAATCCATAGTTTTCCAGTCCAGTAGCGCCGGAATCGGGGAGCACGGCACCGAGTACTTCTCGTGGAAAGCTTTAACGTCTTCAAAGTTATTCATCTAATTCATCCCTAAGTTGTTCATAAGAGTCAGTGGTCCAGTCGTACGTTATCACGTTAAACCCGCCTAGCTTGAGCTGAGCCATGCTGATGTCATAGGCCTTCAGCAGCTCAGGCCCGTGCTCGATTACCCCTGGCATCTGGGGCTCGGCCCCGAATTTAAGGATGATTGAGTCGGGCGGTCGGCAGTAAACTATGTCGGGTTTCCTATCCTTGAGCTGGTATGTCAAGGTGTGGATCTGCCAGTTAGACAGCATAAACTGCCCTCGGCAGATGGGCCCGTAGATGGGCTCTGAGATCAGAGCTAACCTGTCTAAGATAACTGGAAACCTGTGAGACAGGTCCATTACCATGTGCATGTAGTCCGATATGTCCCTTGAGGCCTGAGGCCTTCGCTGATTGTTCATAGCCAGGAGGCCCATGTCCTTAGACAGCCTCTTGACCAAAAACGACTTCCCTGTGTTATCTAACCCCTCGATAATGATCATGGTTTCTCCGTTAGTGGAGCAGGAATTATAACCAAGGTTTAGTGAAAAAAACGTGTCAGGCCCTTTTTTTAAATCAAGACCTGGCTCGCTATAATTAGGACCCCACTTGGAGAAGACATGTCAAGATATCTACTAGTCTCGGAGGCGGCAAAGCTTCTGGGAATAAGCAACGTACAAGTTATCAATCGAATAAAGAAGGGACAAATCAGAGCTAAGAAGGTCGGCCGTCAGTGGATGATATCTAGGTCCAGTGTGGTGCCACATGAAGTCAAGTGAATTTCTCAAGGCGGTCTGGGACATCCAGTGTCAACCAGGGGACCACGTCTGCCTATCCACAAACAAACCCTGGCGTGAGTATTCCTTTCCGTACGATGACAGCCTGGTCACTAACCTTGACCAGTGGCTCAGTGATAACGCGGCGAAGGACATGTACTTCTGCCCACTGCCATTCTCTGGCACTCGGAGGGTGAAGGCCGATGTAGTGAGGTCCCGGTTGCTGTGGTCTGACATCGACGAGGGTCAGTACCACAAATGCGAGCCCTCTATATTATGGGAGTCTAGCCCTGGACGCTTTCAAGGGCTCTGGGTATTGCCAAAGGAAGTTACCCCTGAGGAGGCGGCCCAGTCCTCCAAGCAGATGGCCTATTTCCTTGGGGGCGACCGTGGTGGGTGGGATTTGACACAGGTTCTCAGGATACCGGGCACACCGAACTTGAAGTATGAATCTCGGCCGACAGTGCAGCTCAGGCGGTTCTCTACGGATGTGCTGAAGCGAGTACCACAATCTCTTCTCGACCGCTGGCGGTCAGTGATCCCGAAGAAAATTATGCGGATCATAGAAGGCCCCGCCGAGCAGGGCAAGCGCAGTGATATGCTGTGGTATCTGGAGCATGAGCTGTGTGATCTGGGCGTACCTTTGAAGGACACGTTCGCTATTCTTCGAGATACGGAGTGGAACAAGTACCGCGGGCGTGACGATGAGAACGAGCGATTCGAGTCCGAGATGGAGAAGATCCGTGTGGACCGCGGGGAGAAGAAAGCAGAGACCCGGGTCGAGAGCTTGGAGTTGAAGGTCGTCGGGTACTACGACTTGATGACCTCGGGAGCTAACGAGCCGGGCTGGATGGTGAAAGACTTCTGGTTGAAGAAATCTCACGGGATCATCGCCGGGGAGCCTAAGTCCTTTAAATCCACACTGTGCATGGACATGCTATTCTCAGTGGCCTCAGGGACTCCGTTCCTCGGTATTCATGAGGTACACGAGCAAGGCCCCGTCCTGATTATCCAGAACGAAAATGCCGACTGGATTATGAAAGATCGTCTAGGGAGGCTGGCTGCCTCAAGAGGAACTTGCGGGAAGGCGAAGTATGGCGAAGTTACCCTGGGGTCTGGTTATAAGCCAGTTCACATCGACTGGCCTCGGGATGTTCCGCTGTACTTCGTGAACCAGCAGTCTTTCATGCTCGATGATGCGGCGAACAAGCAGGCCTTAGAGGAGCTGATTGATCGTCTCCGCCCTGTGGCTATTAACCTGGACCCGTTGTACTTGATGTTCGCCGGGGATGTGAACTCGGCGAAAGACCTGAGCCCTGTCCTCCAGTGGTGCCTGTATATAAAGCAGAAGTACAACTGCGCCGTGATCCTGGTCCATCACTATGGTAAAGGAGGCGAGGGTAGGAGGGGCGGCCAGCGCATGCTGGGGTCTACCACATTACACGGCTGGATTGAGTCCGCGTGGTACCTCCAGGCCCAGCCTGAGCAGTTCGGAGTGATTACCCTGGAGCGTGAGTTTCGCGGGGCTGGGATGTACCCTAAAGTGGATATTACGATAGAGCAAGGAACCCCTGAGAAGCCCATCTACAAGACTACGCAGTCCGAACATAAGGCTGAGGAGGAAGTGGATTATTCCCTGTCTATTTTAGATTACCTGGACTCTTCACCAGACCTTAGGAGTGAGAGCGATATTCGTAAGGCCGTGGCCATCAGCTCCCAGAAGCTGAGGATATTAATACAGAAAATGGTAGCCGAAGGCAAGATTATTAGGAATGGGGAACGCTATGCTAAAGCATGATGGTGACTATGAATTGCGAGCGAGGGGCCTCGAGGGGCTCTTCCTGGTGAAGGACCTTGTGGAGTGGGATGTGCTCCGCACGGAGATGGTTATGGGCGTTGCTGATGGGTCCACAAGGCACTGCACCCCGTACATTATTCTAGGGGCTTATGCTGACATCGGCGGGCCATGTACTGGCTGGACAGCGGGGCATCCGATGGGGTACCTGGCCCACGCGATACAGCTGCAAGGGGTCAGTGGCAAGAGATGTCCACTGCTGATAACCGCTCTCGAAGAGCTCGAGGAACTGCGTACTATGATGGGTATTATGTAGGGTTATAATGGGCTCCCCCGATGTTGGGGTTTAACTAAAGGAACCATATGAAACTGATTGAATATCTAGAATTGGTTGGACAATGCAGCGGTAGGGACTTGCATGAGCTGTTTCCAGACCTGGATTGTCAGGAGCTATTTGCGCTGGTGAAAGCTGGGTCGGTGAAAATTACGGTTGGGGCACATGGGGCCCAAATATTACGGCTTTGTGGATTCTGATATTGTGGATTTCCTGAAATCCGCACCTGATTACTGTAGCATGCCCGACATCAGAAAGGCTACTGGGTTAAGTCTTGAGCGTATATATATTGAGCTTAGTGAGCTGATTCGTAAGGGCCTGGTGGTCCGTATCGGGGATCGGTACTCTGTAGGGTAATTAAGGGAACCCTAGATAAAGGACTGCTGCATATCATGGGAAATATTATGGAAATCTTTTGTACCCAATGTTTAGAAAGTATACGATGGGTCGGGATCATTTTGACCCAATATATCTGGCATAAGTGCTTGAAAACATTAGGGAAAACGTGAAAATGATTCATTGGGCGGGGTTATTATGGAAAAAAGGGGTATTGAAAGAAAGAGAAATTACCCATTTTGTGCCACCCGCACAATGGGTTTTCTGAGATTGGTCTGAAATAGTTTTTACAAGGAGAACGGAATGAAGCTGATTAGGTACTTGGAGATGGTTGGTCAGGTGACCGGGGAGAAACTACTTGAGAAGATGGGTGATGGGTGGGATACCACTGAGCTGTTCGAGTTGATTGACAAGGGGTTGGTGTCCAGTGGGTTCGGTGCTCATGGGACTCGCTACTTTCGTTATCCGGCTTGGGACGGTAGCAAGGTGGATGAGCTGCTGGAGTACATCACGAAGAATCCGGGGTTAGATGGTAGCAAGCTTCAGAAGGCTCTTGGTTGGTCAAGGGAGAAGCTTAACCGTCGGCTAGAGGAACTGGTGACAGGTGGTGAGATTGATAAGGTTAAGAGAGGGGTGTCTTGGTTGTATTCGGCGGGTGGTGTAGCAAAGCCTGTGACGAAGGCGGAAGGTGTGGTTCAATCAAAACCGCTCGCGCAACCTGATGAACTGGGTCAGTTGATTCTCGAGATCTTAGGCAAAGACAAGATGACGACGGCTGAGATAGCTCAATCGATTCCTGGAGCTGAAACACCTGGGTCTCTTCGTGAGAAGGTTCGCCTGAAGGTCTTGGATATGATGGATTCAGGTTTACTCAACCGAGACTGGTGGCCACGGGTCGAAGATAACCCCGCACGGTTCTCTCGGAAAATTCGGGTATAATTGCCGAACCATGCCCACAGAAGCTTCACTCAAACGACTCGCCGCTGCCAAGGAGAAGAAGGCAGTCAAGGCGGCAGCTTACAACGAAGCTAAGAAGCTGGCCCGGAAAAACTTGAAGCCTCGACCTGACCTGGCTTCAGCGGCTACCAAGGCTCAGAAGGCCAAGGTAGTCCCCGAGATCCTCGCCAGGGTTGACTCCGGCTGGAGCTTGCTAAAGGCCTTGGAGGATGTGGAAGGGGCACCTAACAAGCTGATGTGGTACAACTGGCTTCGGCGAGACCCGGAGCTCAACCAGCAGTACCAAGAGGCCCGGCTTCGGGGTTACTTCGCCTTAGCCGACGAGATGCATGAGATTGCTGATACCCCTCACATCGGGAAGACCGTCACTGAGACCTCAGACATCAATGGCGGGTCAACCAAGGTTGTGAAGGAGGACATGCTGGGCCACCGCAACCTCCAGATTTCAACCCGCAAATGGTTGCTCGGGAAGTGTCTGCCCAAGCTGTTTGGGGACAAGATCACACAAGAGGTATCTGGACCTGACGGGGAGCCCGTCCAGTTCACGAACATGGACCTTCGTGGTCTGAGTGATGATGAGCTAGCAATCATGCACAGGTTGATGCTCAAAGCCTCTTTGGCAAAGTGAATGCCGAAAGTTTATTAAAGCTTATTCAAAGCGACCAGCTTCGACGCCAAGCTGAATCTTCTCTATACGAATTCGTCAAGCAGGCCTGGCACGTCGTAGAGCCCGGGATTCCCTTTGTGGCCTCCTGGCATATCCGCGAAATTTGCGAGCACCTGGAGGCCATTAGCGCCGGCCAGATACGCCATCTGCTGATCAATGTTCCACCTAGGCACTCGAAGAGCCTGATAGTCTCGGTCATGTGGCCCATGTGGGAGTGGGTCAGGTCCCCGGAGCAGAAGTTCCTCTGCGCATCGTACTCCAGTGTGTTATCCATTCGTGACAACCTGAAGTCGCGTCGCTTGATCCAGTCCCCGTGGTTCCAAGCCAGGTGGGGTAAGGTTTTCACACTGTCTGGGGACCAGAACGCCAAGCAGCGGTTTGAGAACAACAAGACAGGCTACCGCATCGCAACCTCAGTGGGTGGAACCGCAACCGGAGAGGGTGGCTCTCGGCTCGTGCTGGATGACCCACATGGGGCGCAAGACGCTCAGTCCGATGCCATGCGCAACAGTGCCCTCGAGTGGTTCGATCAGGTGTGGTCAACTCGGTTAAACAACCCGAAGACGGATGCGATGGTTGTGGTCATGCAGCGGTTGCACTCTAAAGACATCAGCGGGCACATCCTCGAGGACATCAAGGGGTGGGAGCACATCTGCATCCCGGCGGAGTGGGATGGCAGGCCTCGCAAGACTGTGCTGGGTAGCTACGACCCGCGGAAGATAGTCGGCGAGCTGATCTGCCCTGAGCGCTTCGGGCATGACGAGATTGAGAAACTCAAGATATTGCTGGGCTCATATGGGTCAGCCGGTCAGCTCCAGCAGATACCCTCGCCCGAAGGTGGCGGGATACTCAAGACCAAGCACTTCCGTCTGTGGCCTGCGAATAAACCTATCCCTGACTTGTTCTTCATCGTGCAGTCCTATGACACAGCGTTCACAGAGAAAACGACTGGAGACCCAACCGGGTGTGAGGTGTGGGGTATCTTCGAGCACGAGAAGAAGCGCAACGTCATCCTCTTAGATTGCTGGAACGAGTTCCTCGGTTACCCGTCCTTAAAGACCAAAGTTATCACCGATTGGCAGGCCAAGTACGGGGGTGAGAAGGACAACGTAATGAAGCCCAGCCGTCGCTCGGACGTCATCCTTGTGGAAGCCAAAGGCAGTGGCCAGTCCTTGCTCCAGGACCTTAGGTTGTCAAATATCCCGGCTGTGCCTTATAATCCCGGGAAAGCGGACAAGGTTTCACGCGCCCACATGGCAAGCCCACTGCTAGAAGCGGGACTGTTCTGGGTGCTAGAGTCGAATAAGCACAAGGGAAGAGTGCGGACTTGGGCTCAACCTTTCCTGGACCAGCTGGAGCAGTTTCCGACTGGAGAGCATGACGAGATGGTTGACTGCTTTACCCAAGCAGCCATTTACTTACGGGATGCGGGGCAGCTAGACGTTGCAGTAGCACCACACGAGGACCCCGAGGAGATTGACTACCATGAGAAGCGTCGCACTGCAGCTAACCCTTACGGGTGATCATGAGTAAGTTTGACTTACCAGCCAAGCTTGCGGCTAAAGTAGCCGAGCTGAGCAAGGCTGAAACTGCAACCGGGGCATTGACTCGGGCTACCCGGCCTTCCATGGATGCAACCTACAAAGCCATTAAGCGGCTAGACCCAGAAGACCTGGACCTGGCCATCTCTCGGGCTCAAAGCCTGCCTGACTTCATTGACCCGACTCGGTACTCCCCCGCGGCTATGGCCCGTATAGCCGCTATGAGGCCAGCTGCGCAGCGAGGATTCTCCGAGTCCCTGGTATCTAGCCGAGAGCCATTCGCAGCCGGAACCATGCGCCCCTCTGAGTTCCTGGGTAGGACGCCTGGGTTGAATGCTCCCTCTGACCTGGCTACCATCGAGAAACTCAAATCACTGCTCCAGAAACAAGGCGTGAAAGAGCTGCCAGCCCTGTGGGTTGATCAATACCCGTCCGACCTGATTGCTCAGTATGAGGGTCGTCACCGAATGGCTGCTCTAAAGGAACTCTATGGGGATGACCCCGTGCTTATGAGCTTCCTCCCTGGGAACCAACTCAAGGACGCCACAGACATCTTCGGGAAGCCTTACTCGGCTGTTCAAGGCCCACTGTCGCTTACGGCAAAGGACATCCTGAGTAAAGGTGTAAAGTTCGGAGATACGCCAGTGAACCTCAACACACTATGGACTAGGTGACCATGAACAATACTCCCAAAGTCCCAGGTGCTTTGAGCATCATAGCCGAGCAACTCCCCAAGTGGTGGAATGACCCAGGCTCTGAGGGTCTCAAAGGTACCGTCGAGACGATGATCCCACAAGACGCCGTTGATCTCGGCCTCATGGTAGCTGGTGGCCCTGGCGGTAAGTTGGCCCGTAAAGCTGGTGTGGCCCTGATGGGTGCTGGAGCCTCCACTGATGCTGAGGCGGGTAATATCATCCCAGCTGTACTGACGGGAATGAAGAAGTTTCTTCCAGAGCTGATGGTAGACCTGCGTAAAGGAGCCTCGCGGTCTGAACTGATGCAAAAGTATGGCATGTTCCCGTTAACACACAACGCAGTTGATGTGGTAGAGCACCTGCCAACACCAGGCTCTGCTCGAGTTCTTGACAAGACGCTGCTTGCTCGGATGTCCGACCCGGCGTTCAGCAACCCGCAAGCCAGAGCAATCAGTCTGGGGGAACTCCTGAACCATCCAGAGTTATACGCCAAAGTACCAGACTTGAAAGGCTTAACTGTAGCGCAACTTCGGGGGCTGCGTACAGCAGCCGCTGGTGAATACTCACTAAAATCTCCAGGTTCACTCTTACCTAAGAGTGGAAGACACGAACCTGGGGCTGATACCGGGCTAGAGATGATAGTGACCGGGGCTAACCCCTTTGAACGCCACCCCATCACTCCACATTTTGCAGATGTCACTCCGTTGTCTGGGTTAGAGCGGGGTGATTACTCCCTGTTGGATCATGAGGTAAACCATGCTTTACAGGCTCGTGCACGCGGCTCGGTAACTGACGGGCCATGGGAAACCCGCTTACACGAAGTTAATGCCTCACTAGGGGCGCAGGATATTCCTACCGATACACTTATTCAACAGCTAGACGAGGTATTTCCTCTGGGTGATTTCCAAGGGTTTAATGCTCAAAAGTTTGAGGCTCCTAATATCGGGAATAGCTCACAACAGGCATTGGCACTTCAGAACCTTAGGGGGTTACCTAACCTTCGTCAGCGTATGAGAGACTTTACTGGGTATGCTGAAGGAGGTCGCGTAGGTATGGGACACGCTCGAAGCTCAGGTCAAGACGCCTCGACGCAACCGCCACCGTCTATCCTTCAAATCAAAGGCCCCAGCAACAAGAAGCCCAATGACGAGTACCTACCATTCGTGCAAGACTTTGTGCGGTCGGGCAAGTGGAGTGATATTGACGACTTGCATCACACAGGGCTGCGAAGAGCAACCGATGCTTGGAACCCCAATGAAGAGAAGATGATTCGAGCAGCTGGGATTGATTTCCCAACCTACGCCACACAGCAAGAAATCGACGCCATCAATCAACGGGTGTGGCCCGGTTTGATGGGGCCAGCCAAACCACCAGGATACGCAGAAGGGGGCTCCGTGACAGCACCAACATGGCAGGACGCCTTTAACGAGTTCGACAAGGCCCACCGGGCTGAGTTTGGCATCGGCATCGACAGGCCATGGGCCAAGGACGAAGACTCGGTAGCAGCCAAGCAGCGCATCGACCAACGTTACATTGATTTGCTCAAAGCCTACGATCCCACGCTCACGCCCGACCAGTCCGTCTTAGGCGCGAACGCACAGCCCAACGCCTACCAACCTAAGCCAGAAGGTGGCGGGTGGCTTAGCCAACAACTGAGCAACATCGGCAACATCTTCCGCCCTATCACCAGCAGCGTCGATGACTTTGCCAAGGACGTGCGAGCTGGCGCTGGCGGCGTCGTCAACGAGGCGGCTCAGCTGGCCTCTGAAGCGACAGGCGGTATCGTCTCGCCCGACGCGGCCAAGGTCATTGCGGCCATTGCCTACGCGGTAGCCACAGGCGACCCAAAGACGGCTGTGGAGCTAGGGGCCACAGAGGCAGAGGTGGCTGCAGCCATTGAGTCCGCATCCACTGGGGCCAGTTTCGGCTGGACTGACGCTATTGCCAGCAGCCTGAGCCCTGAGCTGCTCAGCACGTCACCTTACATCTCTGAATTTGGCAGCGCAACGCTGGGCGACGCAGCCTTGGCGGGGGCCACTGGTGGCGGCTCACAAATCGGATACAACCTGGCGAACGTCGGGCAGACAGTAGACGAGATAAACAATGCCTCCAGGATCAGTGATTTCCTGGGTGGGCAGACACAGAACCTGGTCGGCAACACTGCGTCGTCAGTGGCTGGCCCCTTTGGCCCTGTGGTTAACGTCGGCAGGAACGTGCTCAACGGGGCGCCGGTCGGTAAGGCAGTGACCAACGCTGTAGGTAGCGCCGCGCTGGCCAAGGCAGTGCAGGGCGTATCGAAGGCGACTGGCATCCCATCGGTTGTCGTCAGCTCCGGAGCGAACTACGGGATTACTGGCAACGCCCCGCAGGCCTCCGACATAGCCAAGGCCGCAATATTGGTGTACTCAGCCGACAAGGCCAGGCAGCAACAGCGTCCACCGCGCCCCGTGCGCCGGGCATAACAAGGAAACAAGATGGAAGAACTAGACATCCCTGAAGAGAAATTCGAAGACGTTATCGAGCAGCCTGATGGCTCGGCCATCGTCATGGAGCCAGAGGAAGTTGAATACGAGAGCCCTGAGTTCGGAGTCAACCTGGCCGAGTCGTTGCCTGACGGCTTCATCTCAGCCCTGGGTCTTGAGCAAGCCGAACTGATTGAGTCTGACCGTCGCTCACGCGAGCCACGGGACAAGCAGCAGGCCGAAGGCATCAAGCGCACGGGTCTTGGCAAGGACGCTCCAGGCGGTGCGAGCTTCGATGGCGCTGCCAAGGCGGTGCACCCCATGTTGGCCAAGGGTTGTGTGGACTTTGCCTCACGGGCGATCAAAGAGCTGTTCCCTGCGACTGGCCCCTGCAAGACGCAGATCATCGGGGAGGCTGACGACGCCAAGATTGACAAGGCCGAGCGCAAGAAGCAGTACATGAACTGGCAGCTCACTACGCGCATTCAAGAGCAGCGTGCCGAGTTCGAGCGCTTGCTGTCCCAGCTCCCGCTGGGTGGCTCGCAGTACAAGCGCTGGTGGTGGGATGCCGAGCTCGGACGCCCACGCACTGAGACGGTCTACATCGACGACGTGTTCCTGCCTTATTCCCAGTCGGACTTCTACACTAGCTACCGGGTGACGCATCGCCAGTGGGTGTCACAGGCTGAGTACGACTCGCGCGTCGCGTCCGGGCTGTACCGCGACATCTACACCTCAGCGCCGAACGCAGGGTGGACGGACCAGTCTGAATCCCGCAAAGCCTCTGACCGCATCGAGGGCAACGAGGAAGACGACACTGCCTACAATGATGAGGGCCTGCGTGAGATTTACATGTCTTATGTGGACTTGGCCATTGAGGAAGACGACATTGCAGCCGGGCGCACAGCGCCTTACATCTTGCACATCGAGAACCACACCCAAAAGGTGCTCGGGTTCTATCGCAACTGGGCTGAGGCCGATGATGGATATGCCAAGAAGCACTGGATGGTAGAGTACACCTTCATTCCGTGGCGCGGCGGCCCAGGCGTGGGCCTGTTCCACCTCATTGGCTCACTGTCTGTGGGAGGCACTGGAGCCCTGCGCGCCTTGCTGGACTCTGCCCACATCCAGAACTTCCCAGGCGGTCTCAAGCTCAAAGGTGGCCGCACTGCAGGCCAGTCGATTCAGGTCAACGCTACCGAGCTAGCGGAGATCGATGCACCGGCCGGTGTGGACGACATCCGCAAAATGGTGATGCCGTTCCCGTTCAATGGCCCATCGCCAGTGCTCTTCAACCTACTGGAGTGGCTGACACAGCAAGCCGAAGGGGTCATCTCCACAGCTAGCGAAGCCATCAACCAAGCAGGCTCTGATATGCCTGTGGGAACAGCCTTAGCCCTCATTGAGCACGGCTCGGTCAACTTCTCAGCTATCCATGCTCGTTGCCATGCGTCACTCAAGAAAGAGTTGGAGATTCTCCACCGCCTTGATGCCGAGAACATGACGGACGAGGAGACCGTGGAGGAACTGGGCGAACTAGTAGTCACCCGACAGGACTTCCAAGGCCCGCTGGACATCATTCCCGTCAGCGATCCCAACATCTTTAGTGAAGCCCAGCGTTACGCTCAACTGCAGGCTGTCATGCAGCTGTCGGCTAACCCCGCCTTTCAACCGTTCTTCAAAGCCGACCGTCTGCTACAGCGTTCACTCAGGCTTTTGCAGATACCGGCGCCCGATGAGTTCGCAAACCTACCCAAAGACCCCAAACGGCTCGGCGCGCTGGACGAAAACTATCTGATTTGCTCCCCAGAGCCTGCACCTCTCAAGGTGTACATGGAGCAAGACGACGTTGCTCATTTGGAGACGCACTTGCATTTCCTGACCAGCCCTATCTTCGGGGCTAACCCGCTCATCGGAACCATCGCATTTGGCCCGATGATGGGGCACCTGAAAGACCACCTCATGTCGCTGTACAAAAAGCACACTAAGGGTGCCGCAGATGCCATGGAAATGATCGCCCCGAGCATGGGAGCGACCATCACCCGGGCTCAGGCTGAGGCTAAGGGGTGCGCATTTGCGGACCAGATCATGTCTCAGCTGCTCGGCCCAATGGTTATGCCAGCTATGCAGCAGGCCCAGCAACTTGCCACTCAGTTTGCGCCTAAACCGCCGGTCGACCCGACTGTGCAGGCTCAGATTGCAGGTCAACAGGCACTGGCCAAGATGAACAACGACGCAGAAACAGCCAGGGCGCAGGCTTTGCAATCCATGAAGGACGCTGCCGACCAGCGTGTACAACAGCTCACTGTGGTTGAGGCTGAGAAAGACCGCGCTGCCAAGCTCCAAAACGAGGAGCAAGACCGTAGCTTCAAGCAGTGGCAAGAGCAGGTCAAGCAAGACGCCAATGACCGCGCTACGGCTATGGCCACGGCCATCGAGAATCACGCCTTGCAGACACAGACGCAGCTTGCCGAGTTCCAAGCCTCGCAGGAAGCTCTACAAGCTGCTATGGCTGCACGAGTAGCCCTGGAGCGCGACCAACGGGCTGCGGACAATGAGGCTCAGCTGCTGGTGTTGAAGACTATGCTTGAAGAACAGGCTGCTTCCGCACCGGTTGCCCCACCTCTTGACCTTAGCCCTATAATTGCGGGAATGCAGAGCAATACCGAGGCTATGCTCCAGCAACTTGCCCAGGGCATTGCGGGGCTGCACGCCTCGCACTCTGCTCCTCGGGTCGCCAAGTACATCCGAGATGTGGAAGGCAACGTAGTCGGAGTCGAATCTGTTGTGAAAGGTGCTAAACCATGAGTGACCAAATTGCCTTAGTGGCGCAACCGGCTGAGGTCCGCCTCAGCATTGAGATCAAACGTGCCGAGACAGGCCAGGTCGAGATGTTTGACCTCGTTGGCCGCATCGAAACCCAACCAGAAGAAACTAAGGAGACTCCCGAATGTCAGTAACCCACACCACCGCTGCTCGCAACGCAGCAACCGACTCCGTAACAGCCCTCATCGGAGCATCTGGCAACCTGAAATTCCGCCTCACTGGCACTGTTGGCTCCCCTGGCACTGTGGTGGCAACGCTACCACTGTCCGCGACAGCCTTCGGGGCATCAGCGACTGGTACGGCCACAGCCAACGCCATCACTAGTGACACTAACGCCACGGGCAACGCAAGCCCGGTAGCAACAGCCACACTCGAGACATCCGGCGGGACTGTGGTCATCCATTGTGCCGTGGCAGCTTCAGCCTCGGACATCAACATGACCAACGGCCTGACCGTCACGGCTGGAGATACGGTCTCCTGCTCATCCCTGACTTACACCGCCCTGAGTGCTTGATCATGACCCTCCTAGCCGAAATCCAAGCCAAGTGTGGCCCAGCGTTGCTGGCATCGCGCGATTTTGACGCCATCGCAGCGGCTGTCAGTATTG